TTAACAGACACAGAGAAGCAAGGTAAATTCTTGATTTCTCCTCGTGGTGGTGGTTCTAACATCTTTGATCTGTATGACATCACACAAAATAGATGGGACATCACACCGTTCTTCTCTCCCATGTCAACAACTGTAACCACAGGTTCCATGTATACCTATGATGGTGGAGATAATTATTACTTCACGAAAGATGCAACAGGTCGTGTCTATCAATTAAACATGAATACATTTGCGGTTAACGCAGCCACAACGACTCCGTATGCACACAGCACCGCTATTCTTGGAAATCGTATGGAAGTTGTGGAAACCGTAGACGGATTGCAGTATCTGTATATCATGCGTCATACAGGTCAGGAAATGTGGAGAACTCTGAAGTTCTGGTAATAGTATGTTGTGTTCCGTAGGCGGCTAGCCAAACTGCATCCACAACATCACTTACCGGATTGCCTATCTTACCTTCTCGTCCTGCTAAACGGGCTTGCATATCTACACCGAAACGCTGCTGAAATGCCGCATGCATTTTTTCTTTATCGGCATTTCCTTTGCCTGTTGCCCATTTTTTAAGAACGGTTGGGCCCACCACCGAGAACGGTATTTTAAGATTCCACAGTTTCCATTTTAATAATCCAGCGTTCTCTCCGATATGGAAAACCCGCCCTTTGGCTCCAAGAGCGTAGTCCTCTATCATTACTTGATCGGACGCACCAGCGAGGCGTATAGCCCATTCTGAGAGCCCCTGGTAGCGTTCCTCGGGTGTCGTCCAAGCAGGATATTCCCATCCTTTTATTAAAAAGTTACCAAATTTAAAATCACCTAGAAACTTTTTAGTCGAAGTAAGATAATGGGCTTGGTAGGATAGCCCGCCGTCTGTGGTTATAGCAACACACGGCGAGCATAACGAATAGTCAATTCCTACAATTTTCACCCCATTATTTATGGGTGTCAGTTTGCCACGAGGTCTACGATTTCGCATGAGTTAGCCGAGCAAGCGTAGGTTTGAGTGCCTGCGGTATTATCTTCCTTTTCATACTTGCTCAACTCAGTCCAATCCACATCCTTAGGCATACGCAACACAAAGGCTTCGTATTCCTCCTTGGTGCAGTCCTGATATGGAGCCTGCTTGTAGGAGTGATCCGAGTGCGGCAGGAACGAGATGCCTGATACTGAATCCAAGTGCTTATAGACCCATGCACCAACCTCTACCCATTCGTGTTCCTTGACGGTAACGGTGATACTTGGCTTGTGTTCGCACCAATGATTCTGATAGGTGAGCCACAGATCAAGATGCTCAACAGCAGTCATATCGTTTCGTGTGATGCAGCCCTTGGGTGACTTCATCGGAAACGAGAACACCATGACCGAATCGGGCTTCATGGCACACGGCTCTGCGGGGAAGCCCTTGTCCAACATGAATTGACACAGCGGGTCTTTGCGATCTGCACGAACGGTGCGAATGTAATAAGGATTGTGGCGGGCATGAATGCCTGAAGCCGCATCAGTCAACTGCGATACGGTTCCGCTTGGCTTCACACAAGTGATAGCCGCAGCAGGGTTGATATTCAATCTGTTTGCCCACTTTGCGTTTGTTTCAACCGCATGTTCACGAAGATCGTTAAGCATGTTGTGTAGACCTTCACGATTATCTCGCATGATTGGATTATCCAAGATGCCTGTGAGAGATACACCAAGCAGGGCTTCTTCCTGACAGTTCTTGCGCCATTCGCTTGACAGATAACGGAAGTCTACAAGACTAGCCTGCCATGTGCCAAGAATAGCAGCAAGACGAACCTTACGCTTCAGGGTTTCTTCTGTATCATCACGACGAACTACAACCTCGCTGAGATTGCAGAACTCACGATCACGAAGAATAATCTCGGAGCAAGGATTAGTTCCGAACTCATGGTTTGGATCACGACGGTCTCCCAACTTGGCTACGGTTCGCTTGGCAGCATCACGATTAAAGATGCCACGCTCGCCTGACTTGCTGTTGTAAAGTGATAACCATTCACGCATAAAGGTTCCCACTTCAGGACGCTCCTTATAGACAGCAGAGTTGTTAGCCAAGGCTCGCTGTGCGTTGGCTTCCCACCATGCACCCGTCTTAGCATCACGCATACGCTCATCGTTCAGGTCGGATAGAGAGATCAGAGCAGAACGACGAACGCCACCAACCACAACAATCTCTGCAATCTTGCAAACGATATCGTGAACCTCAATAGATGTCAACTTGCGTCCTGCGGCTCGCTTGAATGTCTCAACGCAGAAACGGAACAGATCCTCTAGTGGGCGAGGACCACTTGCTCTACCACCAAAGGTCTTGAGTCTTGCACCTGCGGGACGAACCTTGCTGACATCCCACTTCGGAACCTGACCACCAACAAGAAGTGACATCAGTTCCTTGTATGCCTTTGCCCAACCAATCTTGCTGTCCTCAACAACGATTACAGTATCGCTGTCGCTGAACTCTTCTGCAATGGTTGGCAACTTGTTTACAAACTGCTGCTCAACCGAGAAGCCTACGCCTGTGCCGCACATTAGGATGTAGAGGATTTCATCAAACGCACGAAGACGATTGAGAGCAACGAAAGCACAGTTGTAACCCGCAACATGGTCACGCTCAAGTGCTTCGCCTGCTGTCATCAAGGCTCTCATGGAAGGCATCACATCAAGATTTAGAACAGCGGTTTCAAGTTCGTTGCGAACCGACTTTTCCACCTTGTATCCACACTTGGTTTCAAGATGCTTCTCAAAGAAATTAAAATAACGAGCAACGGTTTCCTCCCATGTTTCTCTGCGATTCTTTTCGGGCATCCATCTGCTGTAACGCGAAAGATGGATGAAAGACTGATATGGGGTAGGCAATCCGTTGAAGTCACTCATTTTATTTCTCCTAGTTGTAGTGTTCCTGTATTTAGGACACGACTCCCCCAAAAGCGGAGGAGTCGGGTAAGTATAGCATGAATTATTTTGGTGTCAATTAATCCCAACGAACATTTTGAACCGCGTCACAAGCAGCAATTCTTGTTTGTTCAGTTCCATCCCAAATAATTCCTAAAATTTCTTGCTCTTTTTGATTTGAAATTGTTCGTATAGTCTGTATAGAATTTTTAACATCATCGGTTTCTTGTTGCGTTAACAAACCTAGAGCAGCGTTTCGTTGTTTATATTCTGGAGCAACAGTTAAAATTAATTCTTTGGCGTGTTCACGAATAAACTTGAGTTGATATTCAACACAGTCAGAAAACACTCGCTCATCTATGATATAAGTTTCTCCAGTTTTTTGGTCATGTATTAGATGTTTTGCTATAGTCATTTAAAATGCCTCATCTAGGTTGCCATTGAAATAATGGTGTTGTATATGTTGCGGCTGTATATTCCACCCAAGCAAAAGTTGTTCCCGCTGCCGTTATATTGATTGGTGCGGTAAATCCAGTTGCATCAACAATAGGAAAGTAGTATCTATAACCAGAACTGTGATCTGATGTTCCCCAATAGTTAAGGATTTGATTTTTAGAACTAGCGTATATGGTTGGAGTTGAACTAAAAGAAACTCCAATCCAAAATTCTCCAGGCGGAACAGTAACCAATCCTGCGGAATTAGTCACCGAGGTGTATGCAAATCCTGAACCAACTACAGTTGAAGGAGACACATATAAACGACGATCTGGATTTCCTGTGTTAACATCAGCAGACCAAACACTAAAATAACAATTTCCAGTTACCGCAGTATTTGCTGCCATAAATCTTAAAGTTTGTATCGTTGTGGTTTTTGAAACCGTATTTGCTGTAAAATAAGTTCTGTTTCCAAGAACCGCAAGTCCGGAAGAATCCAACTGCGTCACATTAAAAGGTAAGAAATATTGTCCTCGATCTGCTCTTTGTGTGGTCACACCATCAGGGAAAGTTATAACACGAATTCCTGTTCCACCTGTCATTCCGAACGGAACTGTTAAAGAACCTTCAATTCCAACAGGTGCATTAAATTGTGCATTTATATCTGGCATATTATCTCCTACGGATTACCCCCGATGAGCACGAACGGTTACGGTGAACTTTGTGGAGTTTGCCGATGATGGTGTGGCACGAATCAGCAAATCTTTTGGTGAACCACTCAAGGTTGTGCTGTAAGCAGAAACAGGGCCAGTTGCTCCTGTGCGAATCAAACCGTATTGCGTGTTTACAGTATCGGTTCCGTTCTGCACTATCAACATCTTAAGCATTTCCGTCTTGTTGGCTACTGTATCTTGTGCCGATATAGTAACTTCAAACGCGGGATATCCCATTACTGGGGGGATTTCTCCGGCATCATAAACACTAGGAACTGTAGCAATAGTCTGATTGGCTGTGGTAGCCGTTGTGGTGGTTCGATAAGTCTCATTAAACGAATAGGTGTCTGCAAACGATGGAGCAGTTACTTGATTAAGGAAACCGCCGCTGTTGTTTATACCACCCACACCCGCATTTAGTGCGATTGTTCCAGTAGAGTCATCAACTGATATATAAGTGCTATTACCATTTCCGGGTTCATCTCCAATTGTGGTTATGGTATTTGCATCATAATTTATTTGAAGAGCACTACCCTGTGTTCTTGAGAATATGCTATCGGTTAAAACTTGATTTGCGCGAACATCCGCTGCCGATAATCCTGTGGTGAATGTTACTAAATTTGCACCTGCGAATGTTGCACCACCCGACACATAAAAATTATTGGCTGTAATTCCCGAGGTGAAAGCACTTATAGCAGCAAAAGTTGCACCATTACTTACCCATAGATTGCTTGCCGTTAATCCTGCGGTGAATGATGGTCTTGCGGCAAAAGTAGCACCGGTAGACACATACAGAGCGTTTGCGGTAATTCCCGAGGTGAAAGCACTTATAGCAGCAAAAGTTGCACCATTAGTTACCCATAGATTGCTTGTCGTTAATCCTGCGTTGAAAGAAGAACGAGAAGCAAAAGTTGCACCGGTAGACACATACAGAGCGTTTGCAGTAATTCCTGCGGTGAAGGTTTGAAGTGCGGTGAAGGTTTGATTACCAGAAAGACCTGCTAA